CCCGAGAGACACGGCTTACCCCTTTAGGTGGTAGCCAAGCGCAACAGAGCAGTCGAAGTCGTGTTGGAAGGCATCGTCAAGGTGAAGGTTCCAGCCGTGATCGTCTGCGAACCAAAGGTGTGAACACTAACGGCCTTGTTACTCTGTGTTGAGTTATAGATCAACACTGCATCAAACGCCGTGGTCAACGTCACCGTGGTGTAGCTGATCGAAGCCGAAGGCGTCCAGTACGCTGTGCCTGCGGTTGTCGAGGTGTTTGAAGATAGCGGAGCCGTTGCATTGGTCACCGTCACGCCACCAGCAGAGTACCCAGTACCAGACACTTCACCAGAGGCCGAATAAGCCGTGGTAGAAGCATTGATCGTTGCTGACGCAAGATACAAGGCCGCTTTAAACGTGTCAGCAGTGGTGGCTGCACGGATCGGTGCAGTGCCAAAGTTGTGAGTTGCTGTCAAAACCTCGCCCAAGAACGAAGTGGTCATTGCTTGTGTGTTTGCCATGATGTTTCCTTTAACCTAATGATGCGGCTTCAGCACCGGCAAAAACCGGCATTTTCTTCAACTGGACATGGGCAGAACGATGTACAAGTTCGCCCTCCAGCCAATACTCAACCCAGGTGGTCAACTCATTGTCATTGTCCACGGTTCCTTCCCGCTTCTCAAGCAAAGAATCATCCATTTCGCCCTTGGTGGTCGTGACTATCAATTTGAACTCCTGATCAGTGCTGTGGTTGATGTGTTGGCTGGCATCGTGATTAAGAACGTGGTGACTGATGTCTTGTCAGAACCAAAGTCCAACACGGCTATTGACCTGCCACTCAACCCTTCCTTCACGCTTGAGTTGTAGATCAAAGCACACCGGGCTGTGATTACACCTGTCCATGACACATTTGGAAAGCCTACATAGGCTGTGTATCCAGAACTGCTCACCGTGATCGGTGTTAACTGCAAACCCCCAGGCGCATAGTTTCCCCCACTTGCCTCATTGCTAGTGGAGTAAACGGTTGTGCCTTCATTCAAATTAGCATTCGCTGTATACAGGGCAATCTTGATCACATCCGTGGTCAAGTCATGGATGCCCTGATAAAGCTCAGCTTTGAAGCTGGTAGTTTGTGTTTGAACAATGCTCATTGGACTGCCGTTCTGACCTGACCATCACGATAAGCATCCATACGCTGTTTGCCATCGCCCAAATTCTTGAGCAGCGCAATAGACTGCAAATACATATCTTGGTAAAACTTGACCAGATCTGGCTCACCCTTCATGTATCGAATTGCCTCTACCAACGTGCCATTGAGCAGAGCAGAATCAAAGTGTTCGCCCAGCCATGTTGTTCCAGCAGTCACAATGGACTCTGGATAGTAGTAGTAGTGCAACTCAACTGAATACGTTGCATCTGGCGTAGGGCCAAGGATGAAAGACAACTCTGTTGCAGCCGTTGATTGCGGGCCAAAAATAGCATAGTGCTTGGGCTTGCCACGGTACGCCACTGACGTATTTGGGTACGCCTCACGCATGAAGTTAACATCTTTATTTAGCAAATAAAGATAGTCGCTTCCGTCAATCACAGCCAACGAATAAGCAGAGAGAAAACTTGGATCATCAGGGGCTGACAAGTATTGATTGCCTGCCGTGATTGTCCCCGTCACGTTCTTGCGCAAGTTAGACAACTGAACAGTGTTATAGATACGCTGCTCAGCCTGCTTAATCATTATGTTCATGTCTACCGTGGGAAACGTGTTCTCACAGTAGTCAGAAACAGCAATGACCAATTCGTTGTAAGTCATGCCATCGGGCCTCTTGCCATCACGCCCTTGGTGGCTGCGCCAGTACCACGGATTTTGATGCCGTCAGTCTTAGGTGCAGAGTAACCATTGCGATTGATGTTGCCAACAGACATATTCACATTTGCGGCTGCACTACCATTCGGCTCTTTGCCAGGGTTTGTCTGCATAGGAGCAGCTTTACCCTTCATAGTATGAGGAACAGCATACGTTGCCGCATCGCCAACTTCCTTGCCCATCATCTTGTTGCTAAATTTAGCCATTATTTGCTCCCAGATTTCTGGTTCATTGCGCGGGAAAGATTCTTCCCGTACATCTTGCGATCCATGCTGGTAGGGCCACCGGCTTTCATGCCCTTGGTGTGCATACGAGATTCATGGCCTTTGACCATTTTCTTGGCTTCGGTGTCGGCAATTGCCTTAACTTGCTTCTTGTCCATATCTGCTCCTAAGTTGTGCTAACCGTTACTGTACCAACACTTGCCGTTGCCACCAAGTAGTTTGGCGTCAGTGCTACATCAAAAAAGCTAGATCCGCCAACCGGACTCCAGCCCCACTGTATATCCCTGGAACCTCCAGTTGGGTATCCACCAAATCCAGTATTGTCAATCTGCAAGCCATTCGGCCCTGCCGTGACATACGTTGTGTCCCGCCTGGGCGCTCTCAGAGCCTGCGGATCCTCCACTGGATACATACCCAGCAACAATTGAGGATGATCAGGATCCCAGCACTCAGGACAAACTTTGATCTCATACCGCTTGGTCTTTACAACCTCGGTCTTGAGCTTCTTAAGTTTGAACTGCTGCCCGCATCGGTCACACTCAGCAATTGCAAACTTGCCTGATGAGTATGCATTACCCATTAGGGCGTACTCCCACCTATGAACATCTGTCTCGGCACAAACCTGATCGGCGCTTTCTCGTGATCTTCACCAGCCGCCAAAGTAAATTGCTCGTCATATGCCATCTTCAGCATATCCATGCGGCCCTGCAATTCAGGTACCTTCATGGCAATGTAGTAAGCCAAACCCGATACTACACAGGGCAAGAAACGGAAATTCATGTCTGCAACCTGGATACCAGACCCGGCATCTTGGATCCGGCGCATACGGTAATACACAAACTCATACGATGTAGAGTTATCTGGCGTAGGCCACACTGTTACCGCTGGTAGCTGGGGCACAAATACCGCCGTAGCAGTCGTGTGCGTAGCTGCGGTAGTGTTAGCTTGCCCACGGAAGCATGAACCTATCTCGTTCCCAGAGATGTAGCCGTAGTAAATGATTTCATTGTCCAGCTTGATAAACCCAGAAGACGCTAATCCAACAGTGGAAGTCAACGTAATCGTGGTTGCCGTGGTGGTAACGCTTCCACTTGTCAGCAAAGTAGTGGGGTTTGTTTCACCAGACAAACGCTGAATCCAGACCTGGATTGGCCTAGCTTGCTGCAATTTGTTGGGAATGGTTGCATAAGTAGAAACACTAATGCGGGAAATAGTCAGGTCTGCCTGGGTTGAAGAGCTATTTGCACCCGTTCGAATCACATGATCCAGCAGATCAATGGTGTCCGATGGCAGCGCATAGGTGTTCAATCCTGGCGTCAAAGGGAATGATCCAGCCTCGATAGTCCACATATTTAGACCACGATTTGCCCATTCAATGGTCATCAAATTCATTGACCTGCGGGCTGTTCGCAAGTCATAGCCACTACGCATTTCACGCCCAGCACGTTCCCACGCCTCCTCGGCGATCTCCGTAAACTCCATGTTGAACGCTGAAGTGCCAGTGCTGTATGCCATTATCTAAAACCTGCTGTTTTCTTTGCTATGACTTTAGGCTGGGCCACAAACTGCTTACCTGCCGCCTTACCTTTGCGCTTAGCTTTGGTTGTTGCAGCGTACTCAGCAGGGGACAAAGACTTAATAGCGGCTTCAGGGAGATACCTCTCACCTGTTTTTGACGAAGGCTTCCCCGACTTAGTGCGCCATTTCTGGTCGCCCCAGTTTTTAAGGGAAGTCTGCGGTGCTTTCATTCAAAGTCTTCAGCGGTCAAGCCAGCATCTTCAAGTGCCAACTCTTCTAAAATTTCATCCGTGCCACAAGTGCAAGGGCCATCTTGCATCACGGCGCAATCGTCCATATGTCCTTTAATCACGATAACCTCCTCCAGCCGCTTTGTACTTCTTAGCCACAAGCTGCGCCTTACGGGCTGACCATTGGCCTGCGCCCGTGCCATGAGTTGCCGCTGCCTTGACCTGCGACACAATCTTCTTGCGCAAGCTGGGCTTGGTATAGTTTCCAGCAGCGTTGACCTTACCCCCCTCAGCGTACTGAGTGAAGTCAGTGTCATCACGCCTAGCCTTCCTCACCCCCTTGGGCATTTTGGAAGGGTTTATTGATCCCATACCACGGCTTGCTCTCATTTTTTAGCACCTTTAACTTTTTTGGCTAAAAACAATTTATCAACCATCTTTACCCGTTGAGGCTTGGTTGTAACTTTGTTGATAATACTTAGCCGTTTGGACGCATCTTTACCTGGGTCGTAAAACCCAGCTTTTTTTAAAGATCTAGCTACTCCGGCTTCAGTTTTTGAGGTTGCCATAGCATTAGCAGGCTTTGCCGCCTTTTGCAAGCATCTTGCCTTTGGTCTTGCCTTTTTGAGCAATGCCATCAGCACGACTAGATGCAGAACCACCCTTGGCATAAGACATACCGCCACCCATCATTTTCTTTGCCATGCCGCCATGTTTCATCTTGCCTACGCCGTCAGCAGCAAAAGCAGGAACTTTTTTTCCGTCTTTCATAGCCATAGGCATACCGCCGCCAGCCATCTTTTTCATGCCCATCATCTCGGACATTTCATGTTTCATCATGGATTTAGGAGCGCCCTTGGCTTTCATAAAGCCAATTTCTTTCTTAACCATTGCTTTAGATTCTTTCATGTCACCACCTCGTGAAAATGTTTTGCCTTTATCGGCTTTTGCAAACTCTTTTCCCACGGATTGTGGGACTCCTGCTTTCTTGGCGAACGATGGATTGTGGGCCACCGCCTCCATGAATCTGTGCTGTTTGGCGCTATGAGAGGGCACTTCGCTGCTCCTTCATAAACAGGTCAAGTTTATTCTCAAACCTGTCTAATCTATCCATTATCCGATCAATGTCTGTATGCAAGTCTACCTTGGTAACGTATTCTTTTGGCATTTCTTCTCGGGTTTTGTTGATCAAAATCTGAAGTCGTTTGATCTCATCGGACTTCTCTTTCAGATTCCAACCAAGTAGCCCCAGAAAGGCCGTCAAAATAGCATTCCAGATAGCCATTTCCATCAGCACATCTTCCCGCGAGTCTTGCCCCGTTGTGCAATGCCGTCAGCACGGGATGAGGCTGACACCTTACCACCCTTTGCATAGTCTTGCTCTTTGGTTTTTCTGGTGTACTTTTCTTCCAGAATATCTTGCCGGGCGTTCTTCTCAGCCGCGCTCATGTTGGCTTCTTTGAACTCTTGAGCAGTTGGGCCACCCTGACCACCACGCCCAGCGCCCGCTTTATCAGAAGCGCCTTCGCCCGTGTAGGTATAACCCCCAGAGCTAGGCTTTGGATAATCAGCAAAATTAAATTTGCTTTTATAT